CTGGTGCTCTGTATCTCAATAGCCTTCCCAGGGTTCTTCTCTATCCAGCCGTCCGGTTTGGCCAGCTCTTTCTTAGCTTTATTAACGTTCTCTACTGCGCCCTTATCCGCGATTACCTGACGTACAGATAACAGGTGTAAAGACTTTGAACGACGCTTGTTAATCTCATCCTGCGGCGAGATCATCTGGCGTGTCGTGCCGTAGCGGTTATTGTCTCGATCAACCTGTGCAGATTGACATTCCATAGGATTCATCGGATCGCCATCTTCATCAAGATAAGGCGAATCCCTCTCGGGGACTACAGCGCCTAACCCAGTGAATATGGTGTGCTTCCATCCTCTTGAGAAGTAATACATCTCAATCAACTTCACTCTGCTGCGGTTCTGATCAAAGAAGATGTCTTTGGGCTTATCATCGTACGTATCACCGATGGTTCCATCGTCAGCACCGGCACTAATGACAGCCGGTTCAACATCTGGAAACATATCCATCGCGTCTTGCTCATCCATCCAGATAGCTTGACCCATAAACTTAGCGTCTTTACCGTCCTTCCTTGAAGAATGCGCATCAATAAAGAAGCGATCCCAAGGTATGTTCCTGGGCATGACTTCAAATCCCTTCCTGGTCTTCTCTACTTCACAAATACTCGCACCAGTGCCCTCAACAAAGACATTAAATGCCGTATCTGTTTTAATTTGATCGAAGTCAGAGTTATCAGCGATATAACGTAATGAGTCTGTTGCTGCCTCTGCCGATTCCTGATCCTTAGGCGTTCGAGGGAACGCTTTAATGTCAACACGAGATCGAATCTCCAGCCCTAACGTACTATCGACCTTAGGCTTAATACGATTACTCACTACCGCGGGCTGTTTACGCTTTTTCAGCTCCGCCAGCTCTTCAGGCGTTAGCTGCTTGTTATCGTAATAGTCACGGTCACGTTCAGACGCTGTGCGCGCATCAACGGTTGAGTTAACCGTGTCCAGATACCATTGCTTTACGTCTTCAAATTTACTCATACGAGCTTCCAGTTATCTTCGTCATCGTCATCATCAAAAGCCTTGTCCCATTTACCTTTAGGCTTTGAGTCTTCGGCTAGTGTCTTCGTCCACGGTCTTGACATGCAGGCATAGCGCCACTCATCAGCGGCGTGATCCTCTGCTGTCGTATCAAGGTCTTCAGCCTTAACAGGGTCATGCTGAAGCACCGGAATTGTTCTTATCGAGTCCCTGCAAGTATCAAACGTGTAAATCATCGGTACTCCCTCATCACCAATCATTCTTTGGCGCATCTGATCCCAGCCGCCTAACTGACCGTGGCCTGGTGTTCGCTTGTTATCAGCCTTCACCCAATAAATCGGCTCCATTCGCTCGGCAATACTTGGGCCTCCGTCTTCAGAGAAAATAGCAGGGTCTGCTACGTCATAGTCAAAGTGCTCGTTCCCGCTTCTTTCTATGATTCCCTGAGAGACCTCGTTCGCTGTCATCTTTAATCCAACGTCCGCGCTCTTAGCCCCATACCACTCCCTGTAGCGAACTAACGCCCCTCTAGGGATACCGTTATAGTCTTCATTGGGAACGGCCCACCAACCGCACGAGAATGGCTTTGCTGAACCCCAGTCAAATGATCGAAACCGTAACCACTCGCTAGGGATTTCAAACGGCCTTACAACCATGGTATTTGACCAGCAATCAAAGTAAGCGCCATCAACAATCGACCAATCACCCTCCAACCACGCTTTAACCAGATTCTCCGATCCAGCTATCTGTAGCCTTGAGACATACATAGGGTCGTTCTCAATCATCAGCTTGTTATCTTTAAGCTTTGATGGGATAAAAACCCTCTGGAGCTGTTGGTCTTCACCGGTAATAGGGTTTCTTAGAACTTGAGTAATAATTTTGAACCCAGCAGGATCTGGATCAATGTATCTTTCCTTAACCCAGTTATGTCCTGGGCCGCCAGGATTGCCGGTGGCTCTAAACCCGCAAGGAACTCCGGCGCCACTCCTAAGAGTTGCCATGATCTTCATTACAGGGACTTTACTGGGGTAGTTCGTTAGCTCTTCGAAGTAGACTCTCGTGTAGTCATGACCCTGATACTTCTCTGCATCAGAATCACGCTCTAACGGCCTAAACTTAAGTGTTGCCCCGTTAGGAAATATCCATGTCTTTTTTTGCTCATTCCAATCAGCCCCTAAAGGGCCGTATATCTGCTTGCTCCGAGCTATAGCTGCATCCAACTGAGGCAGTTCTCGTCGAAAGAAAACGCCCTTAGCATCCTGCCCGTACTTCTGAGCGTGCAAAGGCCAGTCTCCGCCAATCATTCCATCAGTCTTTCCACCACCTCTAGCGCCACCAAAGAATATTTCAAAAACAGGGCACTGCAATAGAGAATGCTGAGGGCCATGCTGTGGCCTCCAGATTACTATTGGTTCTTTTTCTGCCATTCTTCAGGTGTAAGCTCTGGAGTGTCTGAAACAACATAGGTTTGAGTAACGTCAGCAGTAACTTCTTTCTTCTCCGAAAGCCCAAGCTCTCTCGCAATAATATTGGGGTTTAGCATCTCTGCCGCAGCACCTGTGAACTTCTGCTCCCAAATAATTTCCTCTGCTCGCGTGATGATGTAGAGGTAATCTTTATCTAATCTGTATGAATCCCATGTCATTCTGTCTATAACTAAATGCAAACAAAGGCCTGAAATAGTCATTGCTCTCATCTTGGGAACTTCAGTTAGCTTTGCTTCCCCTTGGAACTTAACTGTCTCTGCACTCATTAATGGGTTGCTTTCTATCCAGTCAAAGTAAGCGATACATCCTTGCCATAGAGCATCAGCTGTTGCGTATTTCTTGGATTTACCGTGAGTCTCTCGCATCTGCCAGAATTTGTTTCCCTTGGGTGCTGCCATTACGGTTTAACCTCTAGCTTCTGCCAATCTGTGCTAGTTAATGCTGTAGACGATAAAGAACTTACCTTCGTCTGCCATCTTCCATCGACATCGAAAAAGCTTGTGTCTACAGGGGTGTAAGTGACATATTGATTGGCCAAAAATAATCCCTTTACTGTTGTTAAGTTTGTAACGCCGACAACCGCATCAACTTTTACAATCGTGCCGTCTGGCTTCTTAAAATGAATTTGATTAGTGTTAGCTGAAATATCTTCACTAACATCAAATGGAATGGCTCTACCGTATTCACCAACGTTTACTGTTTGTGTCACTGCTTATTCCTCACTGTTATTTAAGCCGTGCCCTAAAAGCCGGTGGGTTATTAAATTGCGCCTTGAACGAAGGAGGTGCCCCAAATGATGCTTTGAACGCTATACCGGCATACTCAACACTACCGGAGTACGTCAGCGTGGCTGAATTACCCGTCAACACGTAACTACCACTCTCTGCGCTGAGTACCCGATTAAACCTCAACTCAGTAACATTACCCGTTAGAGCATAACTACCTGACTCAGCCGTTAATGTGTAAGTTGTACCTGCGTTATAAGTAAGTATTGCGTCATAACCTGTTAGCGTATAAGTGCCGCTATCTGCTGTTAGAACGCGATTGAATAATAGTGAGGTGTTATTGCCTGTTAATGCGTAACTGCCAGATTCAGCCGTTAGAATGCGATTAAACAGTAGGTCTGTTGTGTTACCGGTTAGAGTGTAGGTTCCTGAATCTGCCGTAAGCGTGTAAGTTGCTCCGCCTGCTGCGGCTGTCTCAAACGTACGGCCATAGGCAACAACCTTACTTGACTGCGTTTTCTCAACCGTGCGGCCGTAGACAACATACTTTGACATCTACGCCACCACATCAACTGTCGTGTCCAGGTATATCGTTGAAGAGGTTTTAGCAAAATACAGCCGGATTGTCGGCACACAGTCAGCACCAGCATCAGATGACGTGTCTATGTCTATTTGATAGCGATTCTCTGTAGTGCGACCCGTCCAAGCTTCTGTGTTCGTTGTTAATGCGGTTCCTGTCGCCAACGGATCTGGAGCAAAGGAACCGGCTAAAACATTACTCTGAGATGTTGCGACATTACCTACATTCTTTGTCGTTCCATCAGGATAAAGAGCCTCTGCCCAAACGTCTGCATCAGTAAGAGTATCCGCCGCTAAAATGTAAATGCGTAACGTATCTGTCGACGCCGAGCTTAAGGCTGCGTCAATCGTCGGGAAATCAAATGCAAGTGGCGCAAAACGGGAGTTATCAGTATTACTTGCAATCGCAACAGAGACCTTTTGCGCTGAGTCTTGATAGGCTGTTGAAGCGTCTCTATAAAATGTTGTGTTATCCGTAATGTCACCGCCGCGAGTACGCTTAAAATATTGGTACTCCGCTTCTGCTGAAGAATCCGTGCATCGAGTGATGAAAACATCGTTATACGTATTCTCAAAATCTTCATCAAAAAAGGTTGCCGATGCATTAAGCTCGCATAAATCCATGCGAACATTAATCGCGTCATCAGAAGTACCGCTACCCCCTACCGCATCAAACAAAACTTGGTTGAAAATTGTCAGGTCAACACCAAATAAA